CAGAAACAGTACTAACAGAAGCATGGGAAGAAATAACAACAGCATCAACATTCACAGCACAGAATATTGGTGGGATTAATATAGAGGTTGTAAGAAAGGCCACCCTGCCCGCCTCAAGTGAGAGAGGCATCATATTAAAGCCTCTACAAGCCATTGATGATGCGACAGGCACAGGTAACTTATATGCTCGTAGGCTTGGTGGTCAGATATTGCTAATGACTTAATGTTGATAAGCTTGGTGTCAATAAGTTGACACTAGAGCAAAATAGTATTAATATATAACTAACTTCTATCCGATACCCTCTTATGGCCGGAATTGTGGAAGGCAGACTAAAAAGATTAGTTAAGCCACCCGATTTCGGTCACTGGTAAAACTAAACAAAAGTTTTATTAAAATATAAGAGGTTATTAAAATGAGTAAATTTCTATCTAATGCCGCTGTTATTGAGTTCGACCAAGAGGTTAAACATCAATATCAAGGGCAAGGCAATCTACGGGAGACAGTCACTAACCGAACAGGGGTAGTCGGCGAGTCTTATAAATTCACACGCATGGGCAAAGGTGTTGCTAATCAAAAGGCATCGCAAGCAGACGTTACGCCTATGGACATTGGGCATGATCGCCAAACAGCTACCTTAGCCAACTGGAACGCGCCTGAATACACTGATATTTTCGATCAAGCAGAAGTTAACTTCGATGAAAAGCAAGAATTAGCAATGACTATCGCTAATGCTATTCGCCGTCGTGAAGATCAGATTATCATTGACGCAATGGCAGCAGTAACATTCGCATCTACTAACGATGAGGACCCTGATACTGGTCGAGTCTTTGATATTTCAGCTACGCGCAACTTTGATTTATCCGCTATTCGTAGCGCCGCTGGCCACCTGGATGATATTGAGGCTGAATCTTCAGATCGTTACATTGTATTACGTGCCCAAGCTCTTCAGAAGTTACTAGAAGATACCACTGTTACTAGCTCAGACTTCGGCGTTGTTAAAGCCTTGGTTGATGGTGACCTAGATTCTTACATGGGTTTCAAGTTTAAGAAGATAGGTACACGTACTGAGGGAGGCTTACCGGGCGCAGCATCCGACCGTGTAGCATTTGCCTATCAAAAATCAGCTATTGGTCTTGCTATTGGTCTTGACATGAAAACGACTATTGATTGGGTAGCACAGAAAACGTCTTGGTTGGCGAATGGTATCTTTAAAGCTGGCGCGGTTGCTCGTGAGCCACAGGGCATCGTTAAAATTCAATATGACGAGGGGGTATAATCATGGCTTTTGCATTATCTGGATTCTCACCTGACGGTCGCGCTAATGGCGTGCGTATTCATACGTATAGCTCAGCAGACGCAATCGCAACGGTGAACACATCAGGTTACTTTAACGATCTTTCAGATGTATTGAATATTCGTGACGTGATCTTAGTTGTAGACACGGCCACACCCACAACGTCTTTTGTAAGCGTTTTGAGTAATGCTTCAGGTGTTGTTGATGTGTCAGATGGTTTAGCAGTAACTGAAACGGATACTGACTAAATAAGGGAGGGTATGCGCCTCTAATTGGGGCGCATATCATTAACATCAGGTTAACGCCTGAATCAAGGGGGAAGTGTGGCGACAGATATTAGTATATGCTCAAACGCATTATTATTAGTTGGGGATAGCCCTATATCTTCATTCACCGAAGCAGGTGCCGGGCCAACTGTATCGGCTAACTTGTACCCTACTATCTATGAATCATTATTATCCTCACATCCTTGGTCATTTGCTTTTAAAGAGCAAGAGTTAAGCAAGCTCTCTCAAGCACCAGACAAAGAAACAGGATTTAGCACAGCGTACCAGTTACCAACTGATATGCTCAGGTTGTGGCGAACAATGCCGCACACCAATTACACAATAAGCGGCTCATTACTTTATTGTAACGAGTCGAATATGATTGTTAGCTATACACATAAGCCTAGGGAAACAGTTTTGCCAGCGCACTTTGTTGACGCTTTACAGTACAGATTAGCGTCAGACTTCGCTATTTCGATAACAGAAGACAGAAACAAAGCAGAGTATTACGCACGATTAGCACAATTAGCGCTATCAAAAGCTAAGAGCATAGACTCGCAAGGCAGACCACAAACAGCTATTGTGGATAGCCCGTTTACAGACGTGCGGAATGGCGGAACGTATTAATGGCTGACTTGTGGACTTTTCAAAGCTCAATGGTCAGAGGTGAGTTATCGCCACAATTAACCGGAAGGGTAGACTTAGCAGCTTATTACAATGGACTAAAGACAGCAACCAATGTGTTGACCATTCCCCAAGGCGGCGTAAAAAAACGTTACGGAATGGAGTATCTGGCAGAAGCAGAAGGCAATGGAAGGTTAGAAACATTCTCGTTTAATGTTGAACAAAATTACTTGCTGGCTTTTTCAAACGGCAAAATGCAAATATTCAAAGACGGGGTATTGCAAACAAACATCAATGGTACTGGTAATGATTACCTTGTTACGCCTTGGACGCTGGCTCAGATTGAGGAGTTTGATTACATACAGTCGGCAGATACAATCATCATCACGCATGAAGATGTAGAAACAAGGACAATAACGCGAAGCTCAGACACAAACTGGACGATAGCAACCGCATCCCTTGTTAATATACCTCAGTATGATTTTAACGACGGTAGCAGCCCAACGCCCGTTAACAATACGCAGGAAATTAACTTTGCCAATCATAACTATGGCGACAGATATAAGATAAGCCTTAACGGGATATTAACCGAAGAGATTGTTTTTTCATCTAACAACACTGCTAACCAGAATGATATAGCAGATGCTTTGTTAGCTTTGCCTAATACTGGTAATACTGGCATTACCGTTTCTACAGTAACATCACTAGATACTTATAAGATTACATTCTCAGGAGACTCGGCAAATAACTGGGACCAATTAACCGTAACGCCAATATCCGTGAAAAACACCGGATTCGAGGTTGTGACAACCGTCACACAAGCTGGTGCGTCTCGTAAGGAGGACGTATGGAGTTCTACGCGAGGTTGGCCAAAGACCTGTACTTTCCATGAGGGGAGGTTGTGGTTTGGTGGTTCAAAAGAAAGGCCGTCAACTATTTGGAGCAGCCGAGTTGGTGACTTCTTTAACTTCGATCAAGGTCGGTCAAGAGACGATGAAGGCATAACAGCAACACTAGACAGCGATCAGATCAACGCAGTGACGGCGATGTTTTCTAACCGATCATTACAAGTATTCACATCAGGCGGTGAGTTTTATGTGCCCGAATCACCTATTACACCAGAAAATATCGCGGTATTACCACAAAGTAAGTTAGGAGCCAAACGTGCAAGACCTGTCACTATTGACGGTGTAACGCTATTCATTCAGCGCACAGGGAAGGCGATTAATCAATTTGTGTTTATTAACGAGTTTCAGGCTAATGAATCAAGGTCAGTATCGGTATTAGCGCCGCACCTTATCAAAAACCCTAAAAAAATGGCATTAAGGGTGGGTACTGAAAGCTCAGATGCTAACTATGTGTTTATGGTGAATGATGACGGCACCGTAACTGTTTTTAACACACTGGCAAGCGAAAACGTAACTGCCTTCACTAGCTGGAAAACAGAAGGCGCGAGCGGATTAATAAAATCTGTAGCTGTTGTAGACTTTAAAGTTTACATGCTGGTTGAGCGATATATAGACGGCAATACAGTTTATTACATTGAAGGTGAGAACGAGTTATTGAATACCGATTCTGGCGTTATTGGCACAGGACTGGCTAGTGACACATTGACCGGCCTTGACCACCTAGAAGGCGAAACAGTAAAAGTTAAAGCAGATGGCGCAGTACAAGCAGATCAAGTTGTGACATCAGGCCAAATAACTATTGGTAGAACAGCAGACACAATCGAAGCAGGGCTAGAATACCAGCCTATTGTTAAAACAATGCCGCTTAATATCGGCTTACAAAATGGCCCTAACGCAGCATCTAAAAAACGAATTAACCGTGTAGCAGTGAATATGTACGAGTCTAACGGGGTGATTGTAAACGGGCATCGTTTGGCAGATAAAACGATAGGGATAGATCAATTCGACGCACCTACGCCGCAGACAGAAACAAAACGAATCCACCTAACAGGATGGAGTATCGAAGCGGATGTAACACTAACACAGGACACGCCCATGCCTTTTCAAATATTAAGTATCGGTCTTGAGGTAAAAACATAATGGCAACCTTAGCAGCATTACCAATTAGTAGTAAGATTGGATTAGGGTTAACAGCGGCATCGACAGCTTCGCAATACGCCCAATCTAGGAACGCAGCAACGGCAGCAAGGCAAGAGGGTGAGTTTGCGGCTAAGCAAGAAAACCTAGCTGCGGTTCAACGTGAAGCTGATAGAAAAGAACGCCTAGCTAGGGCAATGGCTAGTCAAACAGCATCAGCAGGTAGTCGAGGCGTGGCAGTCTTTGAAGGCTCCCCGTTATCGGTATTACAAGAAGATGTAAGGCGCGAGGAAGAAGCAACTGAACGTGATATATTCGGTTCAAAACTAGCAGCGAGTACGGCAAAGATAAGAGCAAGCAATCAATCTAAGGCACTAAAAACTCAGGCCAATATCGGTTTATTGACTGGCATGAGTGATCTGGCTAAAACATTACCGAGCAAATAAAAATGGCTGAACGATTTAACGAAACAGTTAATATAAGACAGGTTAGCTCTAATGTTGGAGGCGTTGAAGCGTCGCTATCATTGGCTAATAGGTTAGACTCGTTTCGCCAGAAGCGATTACAAGAGGCCGAACAAGCGGCCATTCAACGTGGTGTAGAGTCAGCCGGGCAGACTGAGCTTAAAAAGACTGATATTAACGGTCAGCAGGTCACTCAGGCACCGCAGAAGAAGGAAAAAAGCTTTATAGGTAGCATAGAGGTGGCAGCACATAATAAGACCCTACAAGCGGCTTATATGGCTTCATTAGATAGCGACAACAGAAACGCTATTAATCAAATATATGCAGAGAATACCGACAACCTGCAAGCATTTAATGATGCGGCTGAAGGTTATGCGGCTGGTGTTCTTGGTAGTGTTGACCCAGCAGCAAGGCAAGCGGTAACTATTGACCTTCAAGACCGTATATCTAGCGCAAGAAATAAGGTACAGATAGCGTCCGTTGCAAAGGCTCAAGAAGCCGCAATGGCTGAAATAAAAGCTAACGCAGATGAAGCAGGAAGAGAGGCAGCTCGGCACGCTAGGAACGGTGATTCGATAGAGGCAGGCGAGGAGTTATTAAGATTTAATGCGAGCATTGACGCACTTAACCTACCAGTTGACCAAGCTAACAAAAGGAAGCGTGAGGCACGTGTCGAAATGGAAGAGAACTTTATCAAGAATGATTTTGATAAGGTTGTTGGCGAAAAAGGCTTAGATGCAGCTTTTGATAAGTTGGCAGATATGGAAGGCAATGTTCCTAAAGGCTGGGAGCCTGACGAATGGGAAAGAGTAGTAAGGAGCCAGCAAGCGGATTTAAACAGGCTGCTAACACAGCAAGAGAAAAAAGCGCGTGAAATGGCTAAGATTGCTGTACAGGCAGAAGAATTTAATGCTATCGAGAAACGCATAGCCGGAGACAATAGCCAGATAATAAACCCTAAAACATTAGATAAGTATTATCAGCAACAAATTGAGCCTATTGTACGCGACATGTCTATTGAGCAGCGCCAAGCAACGCAAGCACAGCTTATTGACCAGACAAAAATCATTCCAACAACTATTAAGCGCCAGCTTACTAACGCAGCTAATTCAGATGACCCTATCTTATTAGAGGAAGCGGCTAAACTAATAGACCGTATTGATGATGTTAGGGGGTTGGTAGATCAGGTGCCAGCGAATGAAAGAGCATATATCACACGTGTAACCGATTTAATGCAAAACCTTGACCCACAAGAAGCGGTGGAAATTGCTAGGCGTGCTACAGACCCAACAGACAAGGATAGAATTGAGCTGGTTAATGATGAATTAAAAGGTATTAAGAACAAGCGCGGCTTTTATATTGAAAAGGCGAATGATGCGTTTGATGTTGGCGTTGCTGGGTTCTTCGGATTCTCACCTGATATTGATGAAGTTTCTGGCGCTCAAATGGGTAAAGAATACGGTGCCATCTATGAGGCCCAAAGATTGGCTGGCTCAACCGACGAGCAAGCAGAGGAAATCGCTAAAAAGAAAATACAACGAACTTGGGGAGTATCAACAGTTACAGGCAGAGAGAATATCATTAAGTACCCTCCTGAGGACTATTATGCCGTAGAAGGCGAGACTGATTGGATAGGTGATCAACTAATTAAGGACGTTAAGAAAGATACCGCCGGGCTAGATATTAAACGTGAAGATATATTCTTGACACCTAACGACAGAACGGCTCGCGAGGCATCTGTTGGCGAGCCTTCTTATATGGTTAGAGTTCTTATTGATGGTTCATTCGTTCCTTTTGGTCAGTGGAAGCCCAGCAGGGAAGAAGAAGAAAAACGACTATCTTCTATGAATGTTACCGAGGCGCTTAACAGAAGAAAAGAAAGCCTTAGTAAGCGTATGACGAAAAGAGGTAAGCGATAATGCCATTCTTAGAAGATGAAAACATGCAAATTGCCTTGCCTAAAGCCATAGGCATAGATGATGTTGAGGTTGAAAATGATGTTGACTTTAAGGACAAGCTGAACGCAGCCTTTAGAATAGAGAACACAGTCGGCTCATTGCTGGCTAAAAACGGCAACCTGCCTGATAACAGGGTAACTAATCCTGATTTTTCGCCACTTGACTATGTAACAGAAGAAGAAAAGCTAAATGATAGGTTTTTATCAGAGGCGGTAATGGCTGATAATGAGAGTGAAATAGAATCACTTAGAGGTCAATTCGCGCGTGAGTCAGAAGATCGAGCAACATTAGAAGATGGCGGCTTTTTGGCAATCGCTATGGCAGCAATAGCCGACCCTATTAACTTAATACCCGTTGGTGGCGTTGCTTATAAAACCTATAAAACAGGCTCTTCAATCTTAAGCGGTGGTCTTGTCACAGCAGGGGCAGCGGCGGCCTCAACAGCAGCAACAGAGGCTGGGCTTCATTATTCACAAGTAAAGCGTACTTATGGCGAGAGTGCCGTTAATGTTACAGGCGCGGCTTTATTGGGTGGTATTCTTGGTGCGGCTCCCGGCGCGGTTAGGAATTATATCTCAAGGTCAGGCCACAATGTAGATGACGCACTATTAGATATTGAACGAACAATGTCTCCCGAAGAGGTCATAAATAATGGTGATAATCCTAACCTATCTGGCGAGCTTCGTTCAGTCGGCGCGGCTGGCGTGATTGATGATGTAAACGTCAGGGGTAAAATGGCAAGGGTAATGACAAAAGCATTAGGTTTTGATCCATTAAGCCAAACAATAACGTCAGACGTTAAAGCAACACGAAAAACATCCGCTCGATTAGCTGAAAACCCTATTGATATGGATAGGGATATATCAACATCGGTCGAGAGTAATATTAAAGCACATGATGGAAAACTGTTTGAGGCGATAGATTCCAACGCCAAGCTTTATAAGGAATATGCTGTTAATGGTGGCAAGATGTCAAGCCGTGAATTCAATCAAGAAGTTGGAAAGGCAGTTAGGAACGGTTCATCAGACCCAATCATACAAAGAGCCGCTGACAGTTGGGATAAGCTTGTTTATGAGCCATTAAAGAAAGAAGCTATAGCAGCTAAGATATTACCAGAAGATGTCGATGTTACCACCGCAAAGAACTATTTAAACAGGGTTTGGAACCGTGAAAAACTCGCGTCAAATGTAAATGGTTTTATTAGCACAACAACAAAGTGGTTGATGAAGAGAAACCCTGAATTAGACCAGCTTGAAGCATCAGACTTAGCCGACCAAATAGCCACAAGAATATTGGCATCGCCAGATGGGAGACTCCCTTATGATTACCAAATAGGTGAGAACGCGCCAACAGGCGGGAAATCAAGCGGACTAAAAGGTCAGTTTAAGAAACGCTCTTTTGATATTGACGATGCCTTGGTAGAGGAGTTTTTAGAAAATGACATCGAGGTACTAGGTGCCCGTTATGTGAATAACGTTGCGCCTGATATTGAACTAGTTCGTGAATTTGGTGATGTTAACATGACTAACGAATTAAAAGACGTTCAACGGGAATGGCTAGAGAGAATAAAAAAAGAAAAAGACCCTAAGAAGGCTAGGAAACTAAGAAAGCAGGCGGTTAAAGATCAAAAGAACTTAGAAGCTATGAGGGACAGGCTAAGGAATATTTATAAAATACCTGACTCAGATAACATAGCTGTTAGAGCTGGTCGAGTTGCGAGGGACTTAAACTACATGCGGTTATTGGGTGGAGTAGTAGCAGCGTCCATTCCTGACGTTGGCAGGGTAGTTATGGCTGAGGGCATTGTTAATACCTTCGGAATGGGGTTAAAGCCGCTTATAAAGAACATGAATTCTTTTAAGTTATCTGCTAGAGAGGCTAAGCTTGCTGGCGTTGGCACAGACGCCCTAATGGGTGGTCGTGCTGAGATAATCGCTGATACCGCGGATTACGCGATCGGTGGCACAGCGTTCGAGCGAGGCGTTAGAAGTGCTGCTACAAAGTTTAGCTCAATCAACTTAATGAATCAATGGACAGGTGCAATGAAGCAAATGCACGCTGTAACCATGCAAACAAGGGTTGTTAATGATTTATTAGCTGGAACATATGATAAGCGATTAGGGCAGCTAGGAATTAATAAGGCAGATGCTTTAAATATCACCCAGCAGTTTAAAAAGTACGCTGAAAATATAGATGGTGTATGGGTAACTAATACCAAAGATTGGGATGCGCCCGAATTAGTCAGAATGTGGCGAGCAGCAGTAAGGAAAGAATCTGATCGCGTCATTGTTGTGCCCGGTCAAGAAAAACCATTGTTTATGTCAACCGAACTCGGGAAAACCATATTTCAGTTTAAGTCTTTCATGCTATCAGCAACGCAAAGAATATTGATTAGCTCGTTGCAAAAACAAGACAAGCATATGTTTCAAGGGCTTATGTCGCTTGTATCGCTTGGCATGATGTCTTACGCATTTAAACAGTGGGACGCAGGCAGGGAAATCACCGATGACCCAATGACATTAGTTATCGAGGGTATAGACAGATCAGGCGCACTCGGAATTTTAATGGAAATGAACAACACGGTTGAGAAAATAACTGGCAACGCTGTAGGCGCTAGACCTTTATTAGGCGTATCATCACCTGCTTCAAGATACGCATCAAGATCGGCGTTAGATTCGGCTTTAGGGCCAACTTTCGGATTAGCAGGGGATGTACTAAAAGGACTAAACGCAATTAGTGATACAGGAGAGTGGACGCAAGCAGACACAAGAACGATCAAACGATTAGTACCGGGTAATAACTTGTCTATTCTTAGGCAGGGTTTTGAGAAACTAGAAAATGAGATAAACGATTCAATGGGAATAGATAAATGACAATTAACGTAAATACATCACGAAACGAATATACAGCTACCAGTGGGCAAACTGTATTCAACTTCACATTCAAAATATACACGGCAACCGACCTTAATGTATATGTCACCCCAGCAGGTCAAGAGTGTAATGATGTGACAGATTTAACCGAGGCCTACACTGTTACAGGTGTAGGCTTGGAAGATGGCGGCTCAATAACTTTAAACACAGGCGCAGGAGCGAATGATCTAGTGACAATAGCATCAGCAATACCGACAAGCAGAACAACCGACTATCAAAGCAATGGTGACTTTACCCCAGAGACAGTTAACAATGACATTGATCGGGCTATCTCCTTAATTAAGCAGGTAGAGTCAAAAGCAAATAGATCACTGTTAAGCTCGGAATGTCTGCAAGGCCCTAAACCGCTAACGCTACCTAGGCCAGCATCAGGTGAGTTTGTTCGGTGGAAATCAGACCTATCAGGGCTTGAGAACGTTCCTGTAAGTGCTATCGCGGAGGGCGTTATCGTAGAAACTGACTATGTTAAGGTGCTTGATACTGTCGCTGAAATGGTCGCTGATACATCGTTAGTTGTTGGGCAAACAGTTAGAACTCAAGGGTATAACTCGGCGGGCGATGGTGGCGGTAATGAATATGAGATTGTAGCTGCTGCTACAGGTACAGACGATGGTGGTAGTTATATCAACTTAGCTACTCATCAAGCTAAGGCGTTATTCAATGGGGTGGTCAGCGTTAAAGAATTCGGTGCTGTTGGTGATGGGGTTACTGACGATACTGCGGCTATACAGGCGGCTATTGATGCCGCTGGGGTTAATGGCGGCACAGTATATTTT